CTACCTATGTGCATATGTAGTGCGGGACGCATAGGTACATCCCTGTGTGCCATGAGCAATTGGGCGTGTGGCTCCGCCATGTAACAATTCATGTAGATCTACCACACCTCCCGGTCAAGAACCCATGCCGGTCATCGCTACTCACCAGTTAATCTGGAAGCGGTGTGCTTATTCAGTTGTCAAGGTTCTGTGAGGCAGTGAGTGGTGATTGAAGATCGAGACTCTCCTCCCCCTTAACAGGGAGAGTCGAGATCAAGATCATCAACCACTCAACTGGTTCCACCATAGCAGCTCGGCAACGGTTGCTCTTGGACAATCTGGTATCAGGCTGTACCGTGATGGCTGAAAACCATTGCAATTACGGAATGATAAGTCTTTGGTCAGCCATTGATCAGCGCTGCTTATCAGCTGAGATCCATTGGTATGACTGACTTGGCGGTGGCGCAGACAGATAGATACACAATGATACACGGATCTGTGTGCATACCGTGCCGCTCGCGCCCGCGTTTCATCTAAAACCCAATGCCCTCCGTTAGTTTATAGAACTAACGAGCCGATCCGCCCCCTATGGGGGTCCAGGATCCTGCGCATATAGAGGAAAGACTTCAGAAATTTATGTTATTTTTTCATCAGCCTCTAAATCTGCTGGTTTAGGACAATACCTAGGACTACATTCAACCTCAGTAATAGGATAATTAGCGTTAACTACGACATCAACGCCACATTCCTTGCATTTTACCACCTTAATTGGATCTAATTCCATCATAATACATAATCCTTATGCATTTCTGCCAATTTATCTCGTTGAATAAGGAATGCACATTCAACTAATTTTTTATCATGATCCAAGGCTTGAATCACGTAAACATCAGGAGCCACGTTAACAAGACCCACAATAAGCATAGAGAACACGTACTCACACATACCAGACACCTGCTGCTGACATAGGAAACTGCTGAGAAATCAGCTCTTTACATTGATCTGCAATAACTTTATGTTCTAACTGTGTACCATTACCACATCTAAGATCACAATAATGAATCCAAGACCTAAGGGTTCCATTCATATACAAAGTAGTAGGAGTAGACAGTGGAAGAATTTCTCTTGCACACTCTTTAGCTACACCTGCACACAACATTTCATTATAAAGGAATAAGGACATATCATAGAGTTGATCAGCTTTAAGTTGAAAGTCCTGAACAGTAAAAGGATCTAGGTCATCAACACTATTTTGTCTATTTTTATCATCTTGTCTACGAAGATTAGGAATTACAGGACGATCATGAACTTGAGAATACCTTTGACTAAACTCTTGAAAGCTAAAGGATCTATGTCTAAGGATTTGAGCTGCAATACTACGAGTAGTTTTAATTTCTACACACATGTTCACCATTTCAAAAGGTGACCAGTGTTTATGTTTAACTAGATACTTAATCAGACGTGCACTGGTCTCAGTGTTATCTTGATTAGATGGATTAGAGACTCTAGCCATATAAGCTACGAGATTATCACCATCAGGAGTAGAGTGGATTAGTTTTACTTTTGACATGTATAGTAAACAAAGGGTTGATAAGGAGGTCCATTCAGAGGATCACAAAATCAACCAGGAGTTAGTAAAAGAAAAAGAAGTTTTGGTTGTCTTCCTTTGGGCGGTACTTACAGAATGTCCATTCAGCGGACATTATTAAAGGGGAGATTGTGTCTCCCCAAAAGTACAGAAAGAAGAGTCCACCCTTCTCTTCCCCCTGTATAACTGTCGGATCAACCTAAACCCAGGTGGGGACTGAGTTGTCTACTGTGACACCTGCAGCTTGTCTACGTTGGTCTAAATTCATTCCAAGGACCATATGATTAGCAGCTGCTTGAGGATCATCTTGCCATTCTGCAAGCATTTGATTCCATTCATCTTGCTTTCTTGTTTTAACTGCTTCGTGAGCAGAGATAGCAAAAGCATCAGTAAAGTACTTCACACCTTGTGCTAGACAGTCCAATCTGTCGTCATGTTTAACTGCACCTTTTTCCCGACACATACGGGACATCTGGTAGAACAGCATGTACATGAGGCGACGTTCAGGAGCTTCATCAGGGTTAGATCTAAAGTCCCATTCAATGACTGATTTGTCTACAACAAGCCGGTGTTGGTTAAGGACAGGCTCAAGGCTATCAATAATTCTGTCTTCTTTACGTACTGTGGCACGGACCTCTTCGACATCAACAAGTTGTTGTGTTTGATGGAGGTGTTTTTTAAAAAGTTCAGCGACGATACCATCACCAAAGTTGGTTTCAATAACAAGTTTAGTGACGCCATATTTACGGCAACCTTTTAAAATATCGAGAAGTGTTTCGTCGGAATACCCGTCTCTATAAGCTCGCATGTTGTGCAAGTACAAGAAACCGTTGCGTTGGGAGATATAAGCTGCTGTCGTTTCATCCGTCCCTCGACCCGACGGATCAACGCTGCAGATTGTTTCGCTGTAAGGATGCCATTCTCCTTGTAACTGCATTGGGCTGTAGAAATAATCTCCAGGTAAACCAACAGTTGGGAGTTCTTTGATGATATTTTTTGGATCGGAGCACCATACGACCGAGTCGGGTGCGTCAGTAGGGTTGACACTAGTAACGACCAAATCAGCGCATTTAAGAGGGAATTTCTCAGCATCACTCAGTGTTGTGTCTAATTGGAACTGCAACATGAAGTTGCTACGACCCATTGACGCTTCACGTTCAATTAGGTCTTCATCACTAAAACGATCAGGGTCAGTTACATCCCACGCCTTAGAACCGTTATCGATGTCAGCCTGCAGCTGAGGAGCTATAAGCCCTTCGTAATTAGCAAGAGACCGTGGGATACGTGCAGGCCAAACAAACGGTCTGTAGTTCCGCTCAGCGAGCTTTCTGTAGACAGTAAATGTTGTTTGGGGAGTACCCAAATACATGATTCGACTATCTTTTTTAGGAGTAAGGATGGATTCAGCTTCAGTACAAAGTTGTAAAAGTTTCTCCCTCATCATTTCCGTCATTGAGTTACCAGGAACTTCAATGTCGTCGAGAATCATTAAATCTGCGCGGCTTCCGGTTAGCTGACCAGTGATGCCCACCGACTTTACGCTTGGAGCCTGGTGGGGTGAGCAGTTCACATCGAAGCTTATCCTCGACCACCTTGCATCGTCGGACTTCGGACGTAAATGAGAAAGCCATGGTGTTTCAATAATTAGTTTTTGTAGGAAGATTGACATGTTGTCGGCACGTTCTTTAGATGCCGAAATGATCATGATCTTTTTTTCAACGTTATTAAAAAGCGTCCACAGAACAAAGGCTCCAGTAATCCAGCTCTTTCCCACTCCACGGAAAGCTTGTATTTGAAGACGCTTAGGTCCATGTTGAATATAGTCTGCGATTGCATATTGAGCACGTGTTGGAGAGGGAAGGTCTAATTGTTCCCACAAAGCTTGTAAGAATAATTTAAAATCATCCTGTAGGGCGGTTAAAACGTTAGACATATACAATATTTAGTATTGACCGTAATTAGTATTAGACTGTTGTTGAAATAAATTAATGTAAGCAGTTACTAAAGAATTAACCGCTTTTTTACCATTTTCTAATCCATTTTCTAAAATTTCTTGGCCATTATCCAGTACATAATCTAATCCTTTTTGCATCCCATCAGACACGGCACCATTAGTTTTAGAGTCAATAATTTCAATTATGTCAGGTGCTAAAAACAAAAAATTCCCTGACATGCTTCTAGCTTGACGCATATACCTAGCAACGGTAGGAAAGTTTTTTAAATTAATACGATCAGGAGGGTTTAAAATTTTTGTAGGAGGGTGTTTTTTAAGATATGACTCGTTACGACGTTGATTCTCCTTAGCAGTTACAAGCTCTAAATTTTGATAATGATTACCTACTGGATGCCCTATTTTAGCTTCTATACCTCTAATTGTTCGGCGACGAAGAATAGGACCTTGACCACTGGTTATTTGATTTAATCCCTGCTGCGGATATTTATGATCAAGGTGATGTGTGCCACGTCCAAATTGACGGTTAGCGGCAGCTCGCTGTTCTCTTAAACGACGTAATTCTTTTTTATTTACTGGGTCCTGTTTATGTTTGGGTAACGTAATTTGGTCAGCACGTTTACGTGTCTCAGCATTTACTTTTTTAGATGCTTTACGGGATTCCCAATTTTTTTTGCCGACTTTACCATTTCTAAACAATAAATTAACTTCTTTAGGGTCAAGATCTGTAGGAAAACCCCAATCTTGAATCATGTTTTTAACAGTATAAGACCCTTTTTGATACAAACTGTTGGCTTTATTTTGCCATTCAATCCATTCCATAAAAAAAGCCGCCCCATTTGGGACGGCGATAAATGTTGTCTTAGTGCAACTATTGAGTATTTTTTGCTAGGA